GTGGTGGAGGCATAAAGCCATAAGAAAATTGTTGTTGTGGCATACCGGGCACAAAAGCACCTTGTTGGGCATAAACAACGCCGCCCTCTGCAAAACGGATTACCTCTGGATCATCAGGATCGAAATTATCAATTAGTTGATCAATCTCGTCATTGTACTCTCCTGAATCGTCTATAATTGCCTCTTCAGAGTTTCCCATCTGACCCATGTCTTCCATTCTAGCAAGGCCAACTTTAGCTTTTTGTCGAAGCTCCATGAGATTTTCTAAACCAATATAACGTACAACATCAGCAGGAAAAATAAATTCGCCCTCGCTAAGTTGTGCAGGAATATCATCTCTGACTTCTTTTTGAGTAGATCCTGAAGGGACTGTATTTCCAGATACGGGGTCAACTGTTCCTCCTTCATCTTTTAATCCGCCCTCTGCAAAAACAAGTGGTTTTGTTTCTGCTTTTTCTTTTTCTTCTTTTTCTTTTTGTTGTTCCAATAGACGAGACATTTGATCTACAGCGGCTTTTTTACCTGCGTCGGTGTCGGCACCTTTTATAAATATTTCCATGCCATCCGCTTTGAATTTGTAGCCTTTTCGCCGCTTATCGTAAGTCGGTGTGACTATTCCTTCCATTTGTACTTGCACATCAGACATCTGATAAAGCCTCGTCTCGTAAGTATTTAAGTGAGCGCAGTGCTTTAACTGCACCTTGCGCTTGGTGAATGGATACTATGTTGTCCGATTGTTCTAAATTTCTGTGATGTTCAGACACTATGATGTCCAAATATTCACAGAACGCGTCCCATTGCTTTGTATTACTGCAGAGGGACTTGAGCTTGCTCACCGCCTTCTGTCGGTGATTGTCCTGCTGGTTGTTGATCATTACCAGTAAATCCTTGTTCTCCCGGCACTGGAACTTGTCCTACACCGATGTTGCTTGCGCCACCACCTGATGTATCTTGCACTGGAGGTGGTCCACCAGCTTGCTGAGCAGGTGCTGGTGGAGGAGCATTCTGTTGCATGAGTTTTTGCTGTAAAGCGGCTTCCTCAAAGCTGTTAGTTACCTTGTCTGGATCAAGATCCATAGACTTAGCAATTTCACGTACAATGTACGGAAACTTAGCAAACGGTGCTAATGTTGGATTAGAAGCAACCTGCATAAACTGCATCAAGCGTTGACTACGTACTTCGTTAGCCATTAGTGATTCAGTACCACGTGCTTTTACTTCTAAGTCACCTTTGATATCTGGATCAAAGTCAAACTGCATATTAAATGCAAACATTGCTTTGCCTAACGGTGCCAACAAATAGTCATCAACATTCTTGATTACAGTCTTGATGCCGCCAGCCGCCGCATTCATTAGCATGGAAATACCAGATGCTGTACGGCCTACGCCTGCAACACCTGTCTGTCCATGTGCAAATGAGGGGAAGCCTGTTGACTCATCCGCGAGTACGCGAGCTTTATCAAACAATTGCATATTCTCATTAGATACATTTGGAAACTTCGTTCCAAAGATAGCTTGACCCGGTGCACCCCCCTGACGGCGGAATACTTTACCCGGATACACTGAGAGATCTTGTCCCGGCACTAAGTTAGTCTCATCAATTTCCATGAGCAAATTACCAGACAAGACAGCATTGTCCACTGCCATACGCATAAAACCGTTCATCAGTGTTTGTGTATCGTCCATGTTTTCTGCGATACCTACACCAAAAAATGAGTAAGGATTTAACTCATACGGAACTGCATAGTATGGTATGCGGGCAGGCTTAAACGGATTCATTACGGCTCGTAAAATACGATCATTGCAATACCAAATATTTGCTTGTATTTCGTCTGCGTCAGAAAAGTCTTCACCGATGTCAATGTTAGCAGTCTCTAGCACTTCACGATCTACTGTGCCCCAGTACTCAAATACTTCAAAACGCTCAATGTCGTATTCTGTTGTATAGTCGCGCAGATCATCTTCCCAATACTTTTTAATATATCCTTCACCCATCTGAATAACATCATCAATAACTTGAGCGCGGAAAAATGGGCGTTTCTTTAAGGCACGAATTTGTGCACGAGACATTTTATGTCTTTCTACAACGTATTGCGTTTCATCCATATTAGATGCATCTGGATCTGGATAAAAATCCCATACAGAAACATGGGAAGTTGAGGGAATCGTTTTAATTGATGGATTGTATTCCCCTTCTTCGTCCCAATTTGGATACTCTCTGTCCACTGCAAATGGACCTTTCATAATTCCAGTTCCAAAAAGGGCCATTTCAAATGCTGTGGATCGAAGTTGCTTAGAGGCGTGTGCTTCCTCTAACTGATCCATAATTTTCTTTTCCATCTTTTTTGCCGCGATCATCGCAGGCTCAAAAGTTATTTGAGTGGCTGTTAAACCTTGCCCTTCAACTAGTCCCTCTACCTCAGATAGCTTGTCTGTGAGTGGACCAAGATTTATTTCACGAAGAGTATCGGCAGTAGCCCCCGGAGGAAAATCACGACCGTCCCCCTCAAATCCGTAGATAGAACCCTCTTGAACTGGGCCTTCTCCTGCAGGCTTGGGTTGCATATCAAAATGAACTGCCTCAGTTACCCCTTCAGGCAAAGTTGTTGGTTCGATAGAAATGGGAAACTTTTGATTAGCAAATAAAACGTCAACAATTTGACCATACGCCGCAAGTGTTTTTGTCTTTGTTACTTTGATAAACACGCGAGACTTTTCAGCTTCAGTAAACTGTACGTCTGGTCCGTAAATGCCGCGATAATTACGATAAGACTGTAGCCAACGCTCTTCATCTTGGCGACGAGTATCTTCAGCTTTTTGTTGTCTTTCCATCACATAATCGATGAGACTTTTAAGTTCGCTAGGCTCTTCGCTTGGCCCCTCTACATCATTTAATGTAATTTGAACGTCTTCGTTTGAGCCGCCAAAGATATCATCTTCTTCCATAATTAATATCCAAATTTAATGTCTGCTGGAATAAAGCTAGACGGTTTTTGATAAGCAGGATCGTAATCCCATATTGAAAATCTTGGCCTGCTCATAATACCGTAGCGCAATGCATCGTATAAGTGATCTTCTGATTTAGTATTGATATCCTCTGGATTTCTTTTGTCTAGAGGTAAAGTTGGTATCTGAGCGATTATGTTCGTACAGGTATTAAAAAACTGTATTCTAGGCTCTCCAGTGAACTCATCCGTTTGCAATCTACGATGTAATTCATTTTTACCTGAAACGCGTGAGCCTGCAGATCTATCGGACGGTCTCCATCGGCATCCTTTCTGGATCATCTGTTCCGCTAGAGATGGTCCCGTGTCACCCCGCTTATGCCAACAGGAGCTATCTAGTACTCCGTACTTAATATTTCCATCATCTTGTTCAAGCTCCATGACCATATCTGCAAGATCAGTTGCCAGAACTTTACTAACGTATAACTCACGATATACATAAAGCTGTTCGCTAGGTGATACAGCAAACCAAACGACAGCAGAGTAAGAACCATAACCGTAATCGCAGGCACGGAACTTAACCCAATTACGAGGTATATCAAAAGCATCAACAACGTGAACTTGTCTGTTAAACTCAGGAAACGCCGCACCTTCAGCAACATCCCAATTACCCTCTAATAACTGTTTACGTTGATGTTCAGGAAGTGATAAAAGCATTGCCTCATAATCGCCCTGCTCGTACAAGTGGGGATTATCTTTTAACATCGCAGGTATAAATCTGCGTTTGAAAAGTGGCTCACCAGCTTTTGAATGCCCCGAAGGGTAACATAAAATCTTACCGCTCTCAACGTCTGTTGCGTAAAACGAATTCCCCGGAGGTGCTGGATCAATAAACATTTTCTTGACCCAAGAATGCCCCGGACCACCGGGGTTTGTTGTTGCTCTCATGTAAGTGGGCAAATCAGTTGCTGTGCTACGCAAACGAGAACGCATGTAGTCCCAAGCAAACGATGTATGCCATTGTGTCAATTCATCAAAGCCAATCCAACTAAAAGCCTGACCTTGGTATCGTAATACGTCTTCGTCTCGATCTAGATAAGAAAACCAAAGCCTTGCGCCTGAAGGGGCAGTCCATTGCATCTTTCTCTCTGACCATTTTATTCCCGGCCAAATTTTTGGATACATCTCTTGAGACTTCCAAACAAGCTCCCTCAGTTCTTCATTTGTATGACGTAGTAACAATCCACTGAAGGATGGATGCCCCATAAATCGTAATGGGTCAGCCAACATCGCATAAGACTTGCCACCACCAGCGGCACCCCCGTACAAAACCTCCCTTTCGCCCGATGCCAAAAATTCAGTTTGTGGTCCTACATTTGGCTTGAAGATTACATTATGTTCTTCTTCAGGACGAATCGATTCAAACTCAGGCTCAGCTTGTGGGTTTTCTCTAATCTCAATCTTAGGCTGAGACTTGAGACTTCCTTGCACCGAGCCTCGTGCGTTCGATTTCCTCCGCTTTGGAGATCGCCGTCTTGTACCTTTCGGCCCACTGGCGGAGAGTTGCGCTTCGTCTTTTGTTGGATTGCTCATTTTCTATACGTTTCTTCAATCCCATGTGAGAAATACTACGGCCAGTTTGTTTGGTTAGCCAATTAGATACTTCTCTGTAGCTATATTGCTGTAAATACTCTTTTGCTTTTTCTAAAGCCCTAAGTTCTCTAGGGATTGGTTGCAATATATCATTGTCTTCTGGATCTTCTTTATATCCAAACGGAATAGTTCTTGCTATTCGTGGTATCGGTAAGAAGTCCTCATCTTCAATTACATCTTCGGGTTGTGCTAATATCCACTTACCCGCTGACCTATTAGTTGTCATCCTCAGTACGTTTCGGTGGAAGAATCATCACACCGCCTGTTGCTTCGACTTGTACCTTCTCAGATTTAATAATGCCAACACGGTCCATAACTTCTTTAGCCGCTTGCATTTTTTCTTTAATACCCATTTCAGTTGGGTCCACTAACGCACCAACCATAGCCATTGCCGCTCTAGGCGCATTACCGGCGAGGTACATGTTAGTACGTTCCATGATTTCATCTTTTAGCGAATTGACAATGCTTGCAGTGTGTTGTGTAGGTGAGTAGCCTGCTAGTTTTTTAGCTTCTACAACATTGCCACGTGCCTCTTCAAAAAGTACGTCTAAAAACTTTTGTTGTTTCTCTGTTAACTTCCGCATTATCTATACTTCTTGCTTTTCCGTTTTGTGCCATCTGCTCTTGCTATTAAACCTCTAGCTTTAGCAGATGCCCGTTCTGTAAATCCTAATTTTTTACCGCTTTTAATTTTAGCGCGTAATGTAGATAACTTAGGCTTTGGCATCTCGTTGCTTTCTCAATTGCTCTTTTGCTTTTTTAGCTAGTCTAGCTTGTTCATGTTTTCCAGCAACTTTAGCCCGTTGCTCTAGCACAGTTAATATCTGTATTTTTCTAGCATACGGCTTATTAATTTTTTTTACCTTAGCTATAGTTCTTTTAGCATCAGCCACAGTAGCAAAAGCAATGGACACGGTATCTTTAGGATTTTCATCCGTATATAATCTTCGCCCACTACCTTTCGGTTTTTTACCTGTTCCTTTTGCTGGATCTTTTTTTGATGCCACTTAAAACTCCAGATAAAGTTCTTGCCTGACCGGCATGTGCTTTCGATGCCTTCTTCAAACTTTTCATTACTTTTTTTATTTTAGCTGTGCTTCTTTTGTTGACTGCCATTTAACGATACCTTGCTGTCTTCTTAGCTATCTTTTTAGGCTGTTTCGCAAACTGTTTGCCCGACGCTTTTGCTTTCCGTTTGGCTTTCGTAGTTGCGGCATATTCTTTGGACGAGAGCGCACGGATAGCCGCTGATGGCAGATAACGCTCCCCAGTAGCCTTTGGTCCTTGCGTCGAAGGCTTTCCTGATTTCGTGCGCCACTTCTGCTTTGTCCAATCCTTTAAGCTCTTTTGGGACTTCTTGAGTGCCATTAGTTTCTGTAACCTCCTCCTGCTTTCTTATAGGAGGCGGCGAGCATTTGGGCTTTCCTAGCACTCCATTGACCGGGTGCTCCACCTTTTCCGCCAGCTTTGATGCGGTTAAATATCCGTTTCCGTAGGCCGGGTTTGGTATAATTGCCAGCTTCATTGACTCTACTCTTTGGTTTGCCCCCCTTTGCCAATTTATTAACAGGAGGTTTTGTTTTACCAGCTTTGGATAAAGCAATCGCTACAGCTTGTTTTTGAGGCTTGCCACGTTTCATCTCGCTTTTAATGTTACGAGATATAGTTTTTTGTGACTTACCTTTTTTAAGCGGCATCGCTATTTTCCTCTTCTTTTCTGCTATCCCAGTATCCTATGCCATAATCATGTGTTATCTCTTCTCCCGCTTGAATATCGCGCAAAGCAAAAAAGCGAACAAAGTCCACTTCATTTTCTTCAACGGTCCATTCGGCATTTGGGTTATCGGAGTGATTATAGAGCATGGCATAGCCTAGTGGTGCGAGTAAACAATCTTCATCTTCATAGGGAGTGCCAAACAAGTAATCCTGTAAAATGCTAGTATCTTCGATCTGCCCCTCGTCTAATATGACGTAGGGACACATCTCTACTGTTTCATCTTTTTTGATTACGGATGTCGCAAAAACTCCATATCCGTGAAGATCAGATTTTTTTACGGTAATATTTAACAAGAAGATTACTTCTTCTTTTTAGACATGCCACCGCGCATCATCTTTTTCTTAGCCATTTTAGCCATGCCACCACCCATCATTTTCTTTTTCATGGGCATACCACCGCCACGCATCATTTTCTTT